CCTGAGATGAGAGAGTTGCCAGTGGCTGCTGCACCAAGAGCACTAAGGGCAGTAGAGCCAGAGGCGTAGAGAATGTCACCAATGGCATAACTAGCAACACCAGTGCCTCCATTGGCTGCTGGCAGGGTACCAGTTACGTTAGCCGTAAGACTGCAATAGGTCGTTGAGGTGCTGCCGGTACCACCATTGGCGATAGGGAGGGTTCCAGTTACATTGGTAGTAAGACTACAGAAGGTAGTCGAGGTAGTCCCCGTGCCACCATTGGCGATTGGTAGGGTGCCTGAGACGTGTGTGGTGAGACCGATCTTACCCCAAGAGGGGGCAGTGCCTACGCCTCCAGAGATGATAGAGTTGCCTGTAGCAACACCTGCCAACTTGGACAGAGCAGTTGCTCCAGAAGCATAAAGAATATCACCTATGGTGTAGCTAGCGAAACTAGTACCACCATTCGCTACGGGAAGAGTGCCAGTGACATTAACTGCAAGGTTGACAAAGGTTGACGTATCACCCGTCTTGTCTACCTTAGAGTTGACTGCTGTTTCAATGGCATTAAATTCAGTATCGAACTCAGCACCACGAACGATCTTCTGAGAGTCGCCGGAAGGAAGGGAGTCTTTGGCTGTGAAATTAGTAGCCTTGGTATAATTTGACATTAGTTGCTTACCTTAATGTAATAAGTGGCAAAACTTGCCAGCGTAGCCAAACAAAACCAGAGCGCTCTTTCAAAGAATGATACTTGCTTTGTATGTACAGCCACCTTAGAGATCAGCTCCCCAATGGACTGCTCTTGCTTTTCAACCCTATCTTCAATCTTTTGTATTCTTTCATTGGAAGCAAGAACCTTTTCTTCAACTCTGGCAATTGTCAGAATTGCTTCGGTTAGCTTATCTAGCTTGTTTTCAATCCTGGAGAGTCTGTCTTCAGGTGTCATTGGTACTGCCCTTAGTGATAAAAAGAAGGCAGGGGTACTTCTCTTGGTGTAGAGTTTCTCCCTGCCTACTTAGTTGGTTTTACTTACAGGTCGTTAACTGCAAGAACAAAACCTGCTTCAGGGCGATAGACTTGTACGCCATAAAGCGTGTCAGCAGTGAACAGGGTGGACAGGTATTCCTGCTTGTACTGCGTCTGCGAACGGACAGCCATCTGCTCTGCAAGGACAAGGGCTTCCTTGTGGAACAGAAGAGCACCACGGATATCTACACTGTTCGTTGCTGCCGTGTTGAGGGTCGCGGTTTCAATCACAGGGCAGTTGGACGATACATAGATATCAATACCATAAAGAGACCCAATTAGACCCGATTGTACCGTTCGGGTATCACGGAAGTCACTGGAGACATATCGCTCAGTGCCCATGATTGCAGAACGGAGTGCCGGAGGAATAACAAATACACGATTGTCCATCGGTACGTTGTTATCATCGAGCTTCTTAATCAGACCACGAAGAGCGGCATCGCTATACACGTCAACATCAATCATGGTGTCTACAGCATAGGCAGACAGACCGTTCGTGAAGTCATTGTAGAACGTAGCCGTGTTAACCCAAGCAGTGCCGTCAATTGCAGCAGGAGCCAGGTTAAGGGTTCCGTTACCAAAGCCCGTTGCTGAACTGAAAAGGTCCGTATCAACACGGAGGGCAAGTTGATAACCAGCATCTTCCGTGTAGAACCGACGAAGGCTCGACAGTGCTTGCACTTCAACGATATCCTCGATAAGACGCGAATACTCGAAGTGACGGTTGATGCTAACAGTCAGCTCAGACTCAAGGTTTGCTTGGATCGTTACTGCCGTAGCTTCTGCCTTTGCAAAAGCCGAACCACGAACGGGCTTAGGAATGTGGATAAGGTCTCCCTTCTTGCCCTTCATGGTCAGCTTCTTGACCAGAGGAGCCATCTTGAGATTCTTTTGATAAGATGCAATGATCTCATCAGACCAAATCTCTGGGATAAATTTATCCGCTGCTGTTTTGTCAACTACAGCATTAGCTGTAAAATATGCACCTGAAGTTTCACCAGCCATTTTTAAATAACCTCAATGATTGTTAAATAACCCTCCCTTCAGCATAAGCCCGCATGATTTCTGGTTGCAAAGCCTCGTAACGCGAAGGGTCGGAATTCATAAGTTTAATGATATCAGCCCTACGGAACTTCTTCTTAGCACTTTGCTCGCCACTAGCCCGTGCACTTCCAGTGCTGGCGGATCGAAGAGCATCTTTACGTGCTGCTTTCTCCACCGTAGCCGTGTTTTGCACTACTTGCTGGCGATCTTTCCACAAGGTAAAAAGCTCATCTGCTGCATCGGCATCGTATTGTTTGTCTGCCATTACGAACAGTTGAGTTCTGATCTTGCTTGCTTGAATCCATTCAGCAAAGGAAGGATCTTTGAGAATCCCTTCCATGTCAGGATGTTTGTTCTTGACAAGAGTCAAAGAAGCTGCTCTACGAGCTTGCTCCGTGTACTCCTTTGCCTGCCGGATGCTAGGATGGTTTTCAATCTGTTGTTGAGTTGCCTTTACAGGGTCAACGAAGAAATCTACTTCTTCATCCTCTGGCTTCTGTTGTTGTCCCGTATTTCCTGTTTGGTTTTGGTTGAGTTGTGCCGCGATGTACTGATCGACAACCTTCCTAAGTTCACCTACTTCGGAACTATGGCGACCAAGAAGTTTTTCAGCTTCTTGATGCATTCGTACCAAATCTTTGATAGACTTGTTTCGGTACTTATCAGGAACATCATCATCTTGATCTTGAGTAAACTCTTGTGCTACAAAAGTGTCCTGTTGCGTAGGGTCTTGTAGTGTTTGTGAATCTACTTCTTGATCTTCAGTATCGTCAAGACGCTCAGTTGTGTCTTCATCAAGTAGGATTGCTCTACCCATTGAACTTACTTCTCCGTGGCGTTAACCATTGTGGATTTATTTAAAAATGAAAGTTACCCCTTAGAGGCTTCCATTGTTTTTACGACCAGCCTTCTCGTGCTCCTTAATCCACTTAGATTCCGCTGTAGGAAAACTAAGTGGGTCAAGGATGCTACGAATAGGGCTGATAATTCTGTTGGAGTGAGAAGCACATCGTGGGCACGACACTAGTTCTTTTGGGTCTTCCACAAGTGCTTCAAAGATGTGATCCTCACTACATTGAAAATCATACATCCGTAGAGGAGGCATCCTGGAATCCTTGGTTAATGTATGCTTCGAGGTTGATGATCATTGCAAGAACAGTCAATTGACCTTTCTTGAAGAAAAGTTCCTCAGCATCCTTAACATTTTCTACGGAATTAATTACATTGGCATTCTGCTTAAACTCATCAACGAATTGTGCCCAACCAGGCGTGCGGAAGAGTTCAAAGTAATTGTTGTAGTACAGTTCAGTTTCTTTATTCACAATTTCTCCTTATAAGTGGATTGTGTATACTCAAATTATATCATAAATAAAAGAAATAATCAATCTTTACTTTTCTTCTTCTTTAGTTCCTCTATTTCCTTCTTCAGCTTCTCAAGATCCTCCCTAATCCCATTAAACATGGAATTAATTTGATCAACGATATTTTGCATTTCTCTAGGGGTTAACATAAGTCCTCTTAATACCCATACCACTTGTTGCTGTTTTGGTAGAAGGTTATTGCTGACAGTGAAGTGATGCTTGCACTGGCTGCATAGTTAATTGGCTTTCTCTGCAAAAGGCTAGGTGTGCTGATTACAGAGACACTTTGGAGATCATTAGCCAGAAGGGCGGAAGTCCCTAAAGAGACTACTGTAGGCGTAGAGACCGTAGAAACACTTTGTAGATTGTCTGCTAGAAGAGCGTTGCTTTGGCTAATGCTTGGTGTAGATAATGAAGAAACACTTTGTAGATTATCTGCAAGCAGAACATGGACTTGCCCTACAGTAGGTGTAGATAATGAAGAAGTGCTTTGTAGATCATCAGCCAAAAGCACATGAGTCTGACCCAAGGTGGGTGTAGAGACACTGGAGGTGCTCTGGAGGTTGTCTGCAAGAAGATTATCAACATTAGAAAAAGCAGCTAAGCTCGGTGTGGATACCGAGGAAGTGCTCTGGAGGTTATCTGCTAAAAGACCATGAACCTGCCCCAAAGAAGGCGTAGAGAGCTGTGAAAGACTCTGTAGGTCATTAGCAGTTAAGGCATCAGTACCTCCCGCAGCAACAGTTAACGCTGGCTGGCGTATGCGTAGCATCGTTATATACCAAACCTAGCACGAGTTGCTGTAAAGTTCTGAGTGATTTCTTCTGGCGACAAAGCACGGTCATAAATGGCAGCTATCGCAATATTTCCTTTGAAGTAACGGTTAGCGGTCGTAATTGTGTGCCCAATACGAAAACCATTCAAAAGAACAGGAGAATGTGTTGTTGTATTTGTGGCAGTCGTCGTACCAGACGCTTGGCACAATGTAAAAACAGCCCTGTCTGGGTATACAGAAAGAGCAGCCATAGACCAAGCCAATGAAGGAGTTGTTAATCCACTATTATAGTTAAAAGTTGCTGATGCTGCGTTCCAGTGATATGCCAAATTGTTTGTTGTACCGAAAAAATTTAAGCCAGCAAGAGATCCTGAATAAAAGATTAGCCCTGCTGTGCCTAGTTGTGCTCCATTACGATAAAGCCAAATTAAAAATGTAGCCTCAGTAGCCCTCCACTGTGAATTAGGAACACTGACGTAATCCGTTGTTCCACTACCGTCAAAGATTAAACTACCGCCACCGGACAGTGAAAAAGTAGGGGAATCGTTAAAAGACCCTTCGTTTATGTTATAACCACTTATGTCATAAACTTTTGTGCCACTTGTTGGGTAGCAAGCGGCATTTCCAACGTCCATAAGATAAACTAAATTATCCGCTATGAACCCAGGAGACACAATTTGTGTGCCATCGGCTAATCCAAAGTTTCGCTCTTGGATACGCCCTTCATCGTACATGTTGACGCCACGGGGCATCAGCTTACGTCCTCATTGAAAGGCGTAACATAGATTTCATTGCTTGAAGAAGCCAAAGTTACACCAGAGTTGTTAACAAGAGAGAACCTAAGAGAATACGGATAAATACGAACCATAGGCAGAATAACAACTTTTGCACTAGCTCCGCTTGCCAACACTGCCGTGTAATAGTCTCCTGCTGCTTTATCCGCAGTATCTGTTCCATCGGATACCGTGACACGCAAGGTAATTGAACCGCCAGTGGAAGGCGTTATAGAGCCGAGTTTTATGGTAACAGTACCGTACAGATTTCTGTTCGTTGAGTTATCATAAGTAACCACAGCACTCTCTGAACCGTTCGCCAAAGAGTTTAACGTGGTTCCTGCAAAGTTGCTTGAACGAGATCCTGGAGTAGCCCACTTTGCAACTGCCATTATGGCTTACCTCCCCGTGCGATACCCACAGATCGAGCATCAACAAAAGTATTATTAAATTCAGCCCAAGAAGGATATCTTTCAGTTTTAGAAAGAGCAAAAAGAGTGTCCCTTTGCGCTGAAGTCAAAGCCCCTGCGACTACAAGGGCATCAATTTGTGCCCGAGTAGAAGCAAGTCCAATGTCCAGTTTTCCTGTTTCAACTACTTGAAGACCCCAACGCATCACAGGGTCAGTAGATGCTTTGATAGTGTCAAGTAAAGCCGCTCCTTCCGTTGGTCCTAGAGCAGCCATAATCGAACCGGGACCAACATACGTGGTCTGCCAATCTACAATTACAGGCAAAGAAGTATCCGGTGCATTGAGGACAGTTGCTGCCTGCCAATCAGGGATACCCTGCATATCAGGTTCAGCAAGACGTTCTGCTAGTGTTTGACTCATGTTTTATTACACCGAAGTCGCGTCACGAATCGTGATGTCGATAGCGTCCAGAGTAAAGGTATTGCCATTAGTCACACTTTGGCTGCTGGTGAGAGATCCAGTAGCAATCAAGGTGTTTGAAGCATTGGTCAAAGCCCAATGGGAAGCAGTGCCCGTGGCAGTTACACTTCCCGTGGTAATCGCAGGCACAACCACCTTACGACCATCGGTATTGCCATTGGTTGGGGAACCTACGGTCATGGAAGTTTTGTTTCCAAGGGTGTAGGTGCTGGTAGCCTGCGTATAGGTAGTCGGTTCCTGACTACAAATGTCAATACGAGTACCGTTGCTGGTAATGTAAGAGAGACCAGAGTCGTATACGTTATCAATAAGAAAAGCCATATTTATTCTTCCGCTGATTGAACAGTGATTGTATAACTTTGCATTTCGTTATTAATCACAATGAGTTTAGTTGGATCTATTGCTGTTGAAGGAAGGTACACCGTAGCATCACTTCCTGTATTTACACCAAAGACATTATGTCCATTAATCAAATCTGTATCAACAATATAATACGGAGTCGTCGTTACTGCAACAAAAGAAACAGGGTTACTTGATGTTCTGGAACTTGAGAAAAGATAGTTTGTCTTCTCTGTGCCACCCAAGGCATCCAAGGGTAGCTCAATGCTGTATTCTTCTCCGTTGGTAAGTACAAAGACTATCTGCCCATCGGCGGCTTCATAGACACTCTCTACACCTACACCGTCTTGACCATCACTCCCGTCTTTGCCTGGTGCTCCGTCAAGGCCATCCTTTCCAGGAACTCCCTGTGGTCCTTGCTTGCCCTGCGGACCAGGATCTCCACGCTCTCCCCGTTCGCCCTTGTCCCCCTTTGGACCTGGAGCCTTTGATATGGTTTGTAGTTTTTCATTTACTCTGTTATACAGGAACGATAACTTAAGGTCTGTTAACGTGCTCATGCAATGTTACTCTTGTGAGAGTTGCTGCATTAGCATGTCTTCAGTTTCTTTTTCCTTTGAAGCAGCCATTCGTTGGTTCTCAACGGACTTCTCTTTGATCTCAAGATCCTTTTCCTTAAGACGAAGATCCGCAATCTGCAAACGACGGTTAAATTCCTTGTCCTCAGCCTCACCTTGCTTAAGGTTCTTGGTTGCAACATCAATCTTCTTAAGTTCAAGCTCCGCAGGGATTGCCTGAGCCTCCACAGTGAGCTTGCTAGCCCGTGCAGAGGACTCTTGAGCCTGTGTTTGCAGAACTTGAGTCTGTGCTTGTTGAAACTGAAGCTGTGCTTGTTGCATTTGCTGCTGCATCTGCTGTTGCTGCGGGTTAGGCTGTGCAGCTTGCTCAATGGCAGCCAAAAGCTCCTCTCGATTGGACAGATTCATGTTGTCCACGACGGAACGAACAAGAATTGGGTAGATAGGGGAGTCCGGAGGCATGGTTTGGAGCAACTGAGTCAACTGAGTGACTTCGTACTCTCGTGCAATGATGCCAAGGGAGCTAGAAGCTACAAACTTGTAGTCACTAACGGGGTAGGACTCAGGATCAAACTGCATGTAACGCCAAGCAGCCTTCTCTACAAATGGGATAAGGAAGGATTGTTGAAAATTAATGAGAGTACGCTTGTGACGCTTAATGATAGCGCCCAGAGACATACTAATGCCAGCAGCAGTTGCTTCACCATTAACTTGTCCTGCGATCCCAGCCGAATCCACAGCTCCAGTAGCCTGTTGCACCATCTGCTGAAGAGCTTGCGACTGTGCAAACGTAATTTGGTTAACTTGTCCAAAATTGAAAGGACTAAGGATTTCACGAGGGTCTCCATTGGTGAGGATAATCTTACCTGGACGAATCTCAGGCTTTGCTCCACGGGGCAAACGAGTGGCGTCCATAGCCATCATAGGATGCACTGTGAGGGCGAGTGCGTCGATACGGGCACGTAGCTCCGTGTCCAGTGCCTTCTGGCTGTTGTAGCCCTTCTCACAGACCCCACGACCCCAGAAACGGCTGGGTACGATGTCCCAAGGGAAAGCAATGACGGGTCGATCCTGCATCATGTAGGGATTGGGTTCTGCCTTGAGCAAAACACCTTCATTGGCAATGACTACGATTGCCTCAATGTACATGGAATTGGAATCTTCTCCTTCGTCCTCGGAGAGTTTAATAATTTCAGCATTGTCCTCTACGGACTCAAGCAACTTACGGGGCACAAGACCATAGTATTTGGTCAAACGGATCTTATCGTCGTTGTAAACAGTCAGATCTTGGTCAGGTTCAAGGTCAGTATCGGAAGGAGCATCGGCAATGTACACATCGGAGTACACACCCTTCTCCTGAAGCAGCTCTACTTGATGACGAGAGACAAATTCATCAATGGCACACCCCATAGCCTCTTCAATGCTGGTGGCTACAGGGTCAATGAGGAAGTTATTGGGCATCACAGGGCGAAGTTTGACGACAGTACGGTCCTTGATGTTGACACCTACAGCCTGAAGCTGTCCGTCCATCAAAGGCTGCGTAGCAGGAGCCATTTCCTTCTCTTCGGAGATGGTGATTTCAGCAATGCCTGTACCAAAGACAGCAGCATTGATCAAACATTCAGCCACTGCCTTACGTACTTTGGTTTTCTCAAAGTCTTCGGAGAGTTTATTGCGAAGATACTGGATGTCCCTGCGGTCAGGATCATTCATATCGTCCGTAATATCAAACCACTTGCCTCGACCAAAGGTGGCTTCCTCAAGTTCAGCCACATTGGACTCCACTGCCTGCTGAAGTGCAGGGGCAATGATGCGTGAACGCTCGGAAAGACGCTCTACGTCGTCAGCAGACCAGATTCCACGCCACAGACGGTAGTATTCGTCGTGCTTAAGCTGGTAATTGCTTTCGTAGTGGTCACGCCATTGTTGGCACTTGTCAAGAACCCAAGAAGCAAGATCTTGCTCTACGAGGAGTTCTTCAGTCTCAGCAGTATAGTTTTCAAGCATTACTTAATATCCCGCTACAAGATCAAATTCTTCCCATTCGTCCACTTCAAAGTCATAAGAATAACACACTTTTGCCAATTGGTCAATATAGGCAAGACTATCTATCAAGTCATCATGTGTTAGAACGGAAGGGAATTGCATCAATTGGTCAATGAACTTAATGTTCCACTCACCTTCATTGAGAATAACCCTTCCATGTTCAAATCTACCCTGCAATGCGTGGACAACTCGGGTTGTTTTGTTGGTGTTCCCGTGGGTTAGCTCTTCTACCCTAAAGAACAGATTGTGTTTTTTCATCATATCAGTCAAAGGGGACATGATTGCTTGCTTGGCAATCCCCTTCTCAATACCCACAGCAATGGGTTTGTACTTTTGAACAGCCCAAAAGATGTTTCTGATGGTCTCATCAAAGGACCATCTGCCACTTTTGATCTCTCTAACCCACCAAAGTCCCTCATCGGTGACCTTTACGATGGACATTGCTGAGTCATCAAGACGTTTCTTCTTTGCTTTACCTTCCTGTTCAAAGCCTGCAAGGTCAATGGAGATATAATAATCACCCCCTTCAGGCTCCTCAGTGTCAAACTTCAGCCAGGACTCCTTGAAAAGCTCTGATTCCTTGGCGTTAAAGGACGCCATGAACTCTTGGTTGAAGATATGGGTTGACATTGACTTCTTTGCATTGTCAATTTCTTCCTTATCGAGCATTTCATTGTCGTAGCTGGTGAAATGATAGGCAGCCCAATCGGTATCTTCCGCCTTGTCTGCATAAGCAAAGAGTTCATAAAACCAGTTTCTACCTTCAGGGGTACCAATGAAGACTGCTTTGCCCTTTTGGTCAGCCAAAGCAGGTCTAATGATCTCTTCCCATACCGAGGACTTCATAAAAGCAGCCTCGTCCAGTACAGCCAGCTTCAAGGAAGCACCCCGCATGGTGTCCGGTCTATCTGAACCCTTGAGGGAGATCATAGAACCGTTGATTAATGTAATCTGTAGGTTATTTACATGGGAGGATCTAATCACAGGCCTTGCTAAGTCATGCAACAAAGACCACATGATGTCCCTGGCGTTGCCTTGAGTAAGCCCTATGTACCACACTTCCCCTGGTTTGGAGTCAAGGGCAGCTACAATCATTCTCCATGCAGCATATCTGGACTTACCACAACGTCTACCGGCAGCAATGACCTGGAAACGCTCATTGTTCTTCCAGACTGTCTGTTGCCACTTGAGTAGCTTGACGTTAAGTTCAGTCATCAGAAGGTGAAGTTAGTGGCTTGGTGGGGATAAAGGAGGAAGGAGATAATACAGGTAAACGTGCTTCCTGCTTCAGGGGTGATGGTCATGTAGTCACCATCCGTCATAATCAGGAAAGACCCCAAAGGACCACCAAACTGAACATAGTCAGAAGCACCTACTGATTTACCACCAAGAAAAGTAATGGTTGATCCATCGTGCCAAGCAGAAGTCACTGTTTTAGTGGAGCCACCAATGTTGGAGATAAACAACATAGTGACTTCAGCATGGTAACCCGTAGGTACCGTCAGGATAGTATTGGATACACCTGCTGTTAGATTCTTGCCAATACTATACTTCATTACTTGCAATCACCTTGGCAATGTAATCCATTCTCTTAACCACACCATCATTAGTGTTGTTAAGTTTTCTTTGATTGTAGTCGTTGTTATTCAAGAACTCTTTAGCAGCCTCTTTGAACTTACCTTGGTTAAACAACATACGGGTCTTTCTGGACTGTTGCCAGTCTCCCCTGTACATGGCACTTAGGATGGCTGCTTGAGTCTCCTCATTGAGAAACTCAAATTGAGGAGTGAGGTCTTTGGTTTGTCTTACAAAGGATTCATACACTTCAGGGAATGGTTTATCAAGGTAAAACCTTGTTTGACCCACACCTTTGGTTATCACACCCTTATCATCCTTGTATTCACCATCACAGTACCCCTCATGGAGGATTATGGTTTCCATAGGGAGGGGCAAGGGCTTCTTTAGATTGTACACTTCACAGACCTTATCAACTGCTTTTTGACCATGGTAAATCTTAGGTTTCAAAGTATTCACCGTCTACAGCGTCCTGGGAGGGGTCTATGTCTAATGTATCACCTTGGTCTGTTGATGAGGATACAAGACCTGAGATGTTGATTGTGATTGCAGACTTTCCATTGTTCTTTTGAATCTCCTGCTCAAAAGCAGAGACAGGTAGCATTCTATCCATAAGTAGTTTCCATGCTGCTGCTTGGTTCTTATGGTCATCATTCAGTGCTGCATTAAAAATAGAGTCAAGAACTTTAGCTGACTTAGGGGAGGCAAGCATCCTTTGCTTGTACTCATTGATGATTGCTGCATCACCCTTTGGTCTCCCCACAGGTCTGGGCTTAGGCTTTAAGGAAGCCTTTGGGGGTCTACCCCTGGTGGTCTTTCTGGTGATGACACCCTTCTGAGGTGTAGAAGACACAACCCCTTCTGGGATGACAACTAAATCAGTTTCTATTTCATTATTCATGGGCAATAGACCCCCCTTTAGTATCTTAAGGGGCCTTAAGTTATCCATTAAGGTTTATACTATAAGTAAATTAATATTACTACTTAAGTGTACTTAAGTGTTCTTTAAGTTTTATACTTTATGTTTATTCTATAAGTTTATCTTTTAAGTTTTTTACTTAAGTATACTCTTTTATTGTACCATATTTTTAAGTGAAAGTAAACAACCCAACACTACTTTTCTTTCTACCCAAGAGTGTTATGCATATACCCCTGGTGTCTCCCTACTGTCTCCATAGTGTCTCCATAGTACATCCCTTTTGTGTCACTTAGGTCACTACTACATATAGTAGTCATTTTACTTTTACACACAATAGGTTGTATTAACCTAATAGGTTATTCTACTATTGTTTTTATCTGGGTAATAATAGGGAATACCAGAGTAAATTCCATTGTGATACCAAAGTAAACTTGATGGGTACTTGAGGGGTCTAAAGGGGCTTCGGGGGCTAAGGGGGCTAGAGGGGTGTTTTTCTAATTTACTCTTTTGCAAACCTAAGTGCCTACTACAATAAGTATCATGTGCAGTCC